GTGCGAACGCTAGTGAGCTCTGCTTCCCAAGACCGAAACCGAATCGAAGAGTAGGTTCATCGTTCGGATTCGAAGAACTAGGTTCAAGAATCCGGATTCGGGGTTGGGGGTACGGTTGGGGCAGGTAGGGGGAGAAAGTGTGTGAGCGTTATATATTATATTTTTGTAAAAAATTTCCCAAAAAAATTTTCTGGTGGTAAGGTGACTTCGCCATGGCAAAGAAAAAATGCACAGGGTGTAAAAAATCATTATTAGTAGAGGATTTTGAAGTTACGGGTAAAGGAAGTACATACGTACGTTCAGTATGTCGTTCCTGTAGAAACGTAGAGCAAAATAAAAATAGGAGTAGTACACCCGAAGCATATATTCGCCATGTTTTTTCTCAATTAAAATATAGCAGAAAAACTAAAAACCCAGAACTTAAATGGGAGATAGAAGTCGAAGATTTACTTAATTTGTGGGTTACTCAAGAAGGAAGGTGCGCATTAAGTAATATTTATATGACTTGGGCAAAAGATGGGTCAGGTAGGAAAGAATTAAACATATCTATTGATAGGATAGATCCTAATATTGGGTATATTCCTAGTAATATGCAACTAGTGTGTGGGAGAGTAAATATATTAAAACATAATTTACCTGAAGAAGAATTATATTGGTGGTGTAAGAATATAGTTACGAAAAAAGAAGATTTTTGATACTATATTGGCGGTATATTCAATGACTAACGAAGCTGAAAGAAACGAACTCCAATCTCATTTTCCCTATATGGGGTTGAAACTTAATGAATTAAGCATCCAAGAGGAGCGCTTAGTTCTTTTTTATTTAAAAGGGATGTCGAAAGCTGCTGCAGGGAGAGCAGCTGGATATCAAAATATGGAGAATGTATATGCAATCTTTAAAAAAGATTCAATTCAAAAAGCAATTAGCTACTTACGTAAGGAAATGGTGGAAGAGGCTAAATTTGATAGAAACCAAGCCACAAATATGTACTTGGAAGCCCATCGAAAATCGGCTAACGCAACCGAAGAAAAAAATGTGGTTGACTCGTTATGTAAACTTCATGGACTCTTTGCCCCTGACAACGCAACTCAAATAAACATTAATGTTGATAAGGTAGAACAGCTAGAAAGATTATCTGATGATGATCTTATAAAAATAGCGGGTGAAAATTCTTCTTATTTAGAACCTTCTAAGTAGTGGTTTATAAAGTAGAGTGTACTAGATGTATGAATTCCCATCCGGGAACTCTGGTAGTGGAGGGTGTATGTGTATATTGTAAGGCAGACGACGCAGAGAAGATTGACCCGCCCCTTGATCTGGCTGATAAAGCAGAAACTCCTCCGGAGATAAGCGCACAAAAAGAAGCACAGAGAGAATTAGCACGAAGAGTCCTCTCACGAAAAAGACTCCTTCCTTTTGTAGAGAGATTTAATCCAGACTATTCTGCCGGCTGGGTTCACAAAGACATTTGCAAACGCCTTGAGCAATTTAGTCAAGATGTAGTTGATAGGAAATCTCCTAGATTAATGTTGTTTATGCCACCCAGGCATGGAAAATCAACATTAGCTAGTATTACGTTTCCCGCCTGGCATTTGGGCAGAAACCCACAACATGAGTTTATAAGCTGTTCATATTCTGGATCTTTAGCGATGGCTTTCAGTAGAAAGGTCCGTCATTTACTGCGGGAACCATTATATAAGAATGTGTTTACTGACGCAAAATTAGACCCAACTTCTCAGTCTGTAGAGTCATGGTTAACTACTAAAGGTGGTGGTTATGTAGCAGCTGGTGTTGGAGGTGGTATTACAGGTAAAGGTGCGCACGTACTTGTAATTGATGACCCAGTAAAAAACAGAGAAGATGCCGAATCAGAATTTAATAGAGAATCAGTGTGGGACTGGTATACATCCACTGCGTATACCCGTCTCGCTCCTGGTGGAGGGATACTTGTTATTTTAACAAGGTGGCATGATGATGATTTAGCGGGTAGATTACTACGGGCCACGGCCGAAGGTGCAGATGGTTGGGAAGTAGTAAAGTATCCGGCGATAGCAGAAAAGGATGAAGAATTTAGAGAAACAGGTGAAGCTTTACACGAAGACAGGTATAATTTAGAAGCGCTGGTTAAAATTCAAAAGGCCATAGGCCCTAGAGATTGGTCGGCGCTATATCAACAGAACCCGGTATCAGATGAAGGAGATTACTTTACGAGAAGTATGATTCAATATTTTGATATGAAAGATGTAGATTTTGATAGAATGAAATTCTACACTGCTTGGGATTTAGCGATTGGTCAAAGAGACAGGAATGATTATTCAGTTGGTATGGTCTTAGGAGTGGACGAGTACGAACGTTTACACGTAGTAGATGTTGTACGAGGAAGATTCGATGGTTACGAACTAGTGGAGAAGATTTTAGATCTTTATGAGAAATGGCGACCGTTAGCCGTGGGCATAGAAAAAGGACATATAGAAATGGCTATTGGTCCTTTTTTAGAAAAGAGGGTTCAAGAACGACAGTTACATGAAGCTTACTTTTACCCATTAAAAACTGGACGTAGAGATAAGGAAGCGAGGGCGAGGGCGATACAAGGTAGGATGCAACAAGGTATGGTTTATATTCCAAAAGACCCAATTTGGTCTGGACCTTTGGTCGCAGAACTTTTAAGATTCCCTAACGGGACCCACGATGATCAGGTCGATGCCCTAGCTTGGTTAGGATTAATGATGGTCGAGTTTGTAACTTATGTAGAAAAAATAGAGCATGTTCCTTCGTGGCGTGATAAATTAGACGTCTTAGCGAAGGATGGTTCGAAGAAAACAGCAATGAGCGCGTAATATGCCAAGTCCAAAATATAGTAAAAACAAAAATAAAAAAATGGATGCCGCCACTGAGGCAGCCCTAGCAAGGAACCAATGGGACAGATATGTAAGAGCTAGAGACAACGGTCACTTAGAATATATAGATATAGCAAAACGTTGTGACTCTTTTTATAGAGGAGAACAATGGGATGAAGCAGACATAGCTCATCTAGATAATGAAGGGCGACCAGCTTTAACAATAAATACCATACTACCGACAGTAAACACTGTAATAGGGGAACAATCAACGAGGAGAGCAGATGTACAATTTAAACCGAGGCGGGGAGGAGTACAAGAAATTGCCAACACGCTTACAAAACTGTACATGCAAATTTCAGACAACAACAAATTAGATTGGACAGAGGCACAAGTATTTGCAGATGGCTTAATTCAAGACAGAGGTTATTTCGATGTGAGAATGGATTTTGATGATCACATGGAAGGTGAAATACGAATCAAAGCAAAAGATCCATTAGACATATTAATAGACCCAGACGCAAAAGATTGGGACCCTAAAACTTGGAACGAAGTTTTTGAAACAAGATGGATGTCAGTTGATGAAATAGAAGAGGTCTATGGTTTAAAGAAAGCAGACAAGTTAAGAATGATTGCAGAAAATGGAAGTACATTAGGTATAGACTCCATAGAATATGAAGAACAAAGATTTGGCGATACTAATACAGGTATGGAATATGGCAAAGATATGCCGAAAGACCCAGAAGAGTTGGGAGCGTGTAGGGCCATAAGAGTTATAGAAAGACAATATAGAAGATTAGTTAAAGGTAAATTTTATGTAGACCCTTTAACTGGAGACCAAAGAGAAGTACCAGAATTTTGGAGTAGTAGAAAGACGAATCAATTTGCTGATGAATACGGACTAACTGTTATTGAAAAAATGACTAGAAGAGTACGTTGGACCGTCACTGCGGATCTTGTTGTACTACATGATGACTGGTCTCCCTATGAAGACTTTACTATTGTTCCTTATTTCCCATATTGGAGAAGAGGAAAACCATTTGGTATTGTAAGAAATTTACTTTCTCCTCAAGAACAATTAAATAAAATATCTTCTCAAGAATTACATATAGTAAATACAACAGCTAATAGTGGTTGGATTGTAGAGAATGGTTCTTTAACAGGAATGACCGCAGATGATTTAGAAGAACATGGAGCCACAACAGGATTAGTTCTCGAGTTTAATCGTGGTTCCAGTCCCCCTGCTAAAATACCACCTAACCAAATACCAACAGGGTTAGATAGATTAGGTACAAAAGCTGCCGCTAATATAAAACAGATAAGTGGTGTTAGTGATGCTATGTTGGGTACAGATAAAGCGGAAGTATCTGGGGTCGCTATACAAGCGAAACAACAACGTGGTGCTTTAATGATTCAAGTTCCTTTAGATAATTTAGCTAAAACTAGACTTTATTTAGCAGAAAATATTCTAAGGCTAGTACAAAGATTCTATACAGAACAAAGGGTAATACAAGTTACTAATGAAGATGACCCAATGAAACCTAGAGAGCCTATGATGGTTAATGAAGTTACTCCAGAAGGAGAGGTAGTTAATGACCTAACGCTAGGTGAATATGATGTAATAATTGGTACTCAACCAGCTAGAGATAGTTTTGATGAAACTCAGTTTGCAGAAGCATTAAGTCTGAAGTCAGTTGGTGTTCCTGTCCCTGATGACATGATAGTAGAGTATTCACATTTACAAAGAAAAGAGGAACTTGCTAGAAGAATACGTATAATGACAGGTCAAGAACCTCCAACAGAGGAAGAGGCCCAATTAATGCAGTTCCAACAAGAAGCACAAATTAGACAAATACAATTAGAAATTGCTAAACTGGAAGCAGAAGTTGCTAAGATTCAATCAGAATCTGGAGTTAACATTGCTAAAATACAAGAAATGTCAGAAGTAAATCCACAAATACAATTACAAAAAATACAAGCAGAATTACAAATGAGAAGAGAAGAGTTAGCTCTACGTCAAAACCTTTCAGACATGAGTAATCAGGTGAGACAAGGACAAGCAGAGCTACAATCGGCTACTAAGATAGCTACTACCGCAATGCAGGGTGCTGCTAAAGATAATAAAGACCAAGATAGGAGGTAAAAATGGCTGAAGAAGCACAAGCGACTGAAAGACAGGCGCAAGAAGAGTCCTTAGGACAAGTAACATACGATAGGATGCCAGGAGCTGATCCGGTCAGCGAAGAAGAGTCGGCTCCTTTTAATGAAGATATGAGCTTTGGATTAGATGGAGAAGGAAACCCAATAGAAGAGGAAGCAAATGAAGACGCAGAAGAGACTGATGCAGTTGAAGAAACAACAGAAGAGGCTCCAGAGGCGGAGGAGGAAGTTGCTACAGAAGAGGAAGGAGAGCCTGATGGAGAAGAAACAACAGAGGGTGCGCCACAAGAGGATGATGCAGAAGCTGATGGACCAGTTCCAGACCAGCTAGAAGCCGCAGAACCTGTAGTAGAAGAAAAACAAAAGTCTCCTATGGTTCCTAAAGCTAGGTTAGATGAGGTACTAGCTAAACAGAAAGCTTTACAAAAACAGTTAGACGACCAAATGACTAAAGAAGCAGAAATTATAGCAGAAGCACCTAAGTATGACTTTGAAGCAAAAGAGACTGCATATCAGGAAGCTATCCTTGATGGAGATACCAATAAAGCTAATTCCATAAGGAATGAAATTAGAAGTGCTGAAAGAGAACAAACAATGTTTGAAGTTCAACAGAAGATGGGTCAAACAGTTCAACAAAGCCAAGAGCTAATGAATTTACAGTCCGCAGCAAAGGAGCTAGAAGTAGCTTACCCTATTCTTGACGAAAATAGTCAGGAATTCAATGCAGACTTACAAAAAGAAGTTATAGAACTTAGAGACGCTTTTGTTGTCCAAGGGTACGAAGCTTCTGATGCTTTAAAGAAAGCAGCTAGTTATACATTAGCCGCAAAAGCTCCAGATGTTCTTAACCCCGTACAAGACACCACTACTTCTAAAGAAGTTGAAACTAAAAAAGCTGTAGTGCAGAAAAAGAAGAAAGCTACTGTACAGAAAAAAATAGAAGCAGCTGAGGCTCAACCCCCAGAACTTCAAGGTGAAGGTAATGCACAAAGAGGGGAATCAACTCTCGATGTAAATGCATTATCTGAAGATGAATTTAATGCATTACCAGAAGAAACTTTACGTAGATTACGTGGTGACTTTGGATAAATAATTGTATATTATATAAAGAATTCGTTAGCTAGAACGATATCTAGCCCTAGTCGTTAAGGTAAAAAAACGTTGTTCGTCTATCATGACGTTAATCTGATCGAAGTCGCATTCGTTAAAGTCGCGAAGTCGTACCCTCACGATACGAGGTACACGGGTTGTTTTGTCACCCCAATAAGTTGGCAGGTAATAGTAACGTAATATAGGAGAAGCCCAATGGCTAATACTAATTTCGCGTCACTGACCTCCGAACAATTAACGGCTTGGTCACGTGACTTTTGGCGCGTTGCTCGTAACATGTCTTTTATTAACCAGTTTGCTGGTTCTGGATCTAATGCAATGGTCCAAAGAATAAGTGAACTTACTAAGTCTGAAAAAGGAGCTAGAGCTGTACTAACACTTTTAGCTGACATGACAGGCGATGGTATCACTGGAGATAACACTCTAGAAGGTAATGAAGAATCGTTAAGAGCATACGACATAGTTGTTCAATTAGATCAACTAAGATTTGCTAATAGACTTGCTGGTAGATTAGCGGATCAAAAATCAGTTGTTAATTTCCGTGAACATTCTAGAGATGCTCTTGCTTATGCAATTGCTGACAGAATAGACCAATTAGCGTTTTTATCGCTTTCTGGTATCGCGTACACGCAGAAAAACAACGGTGCTCTAAGACCAGTTTACACTACTGGCCAAAACCTAGGAGACCTCGCTTTTGGTAGTGATGTTTCAGCTCCAACTTCTAATAGACATAGAAGATGGGATGCAACTAGTGGTTTGGTTGCTGGTGATGTCACAGCTACTGTAGCTGCTGATAAACTGTCTTATAACGCAATTGTGGACCTAAAAGCTTATGCTAAAGATAACTACATCCGTGGTATCAGAGGCGCAGGCAACGAAGAGATGTTCCATCTTTTTGTAACTCCACAAGTTATGGCTGACCTTAAACTAGACTCTGATTTCTTAGCTAACGTTAGGAATGCTGGAGTAAGAGGACCTGGCAACACTTTGTTTGCTGGATCTTCAAGCTTAATGGTTGATGGAATAATGGTACATGAGTTCAGGCACGTGTTTGATACTTCAGGAGCTACTTCTGGAACATCAAGTAACGCTGGATCTGCTGGATACAAGTGGGGCGCTGACGCTGACGTCAATGGCGCTGCTTGCTTATTCTGTGGAGCTCAAGCTCTTGCTATGGCTGATATCGGCTTACCAGAAGTAGTTGAAGATAACTTTGACTATGGTAACCAAAATGGTATCTCTATTGGTAAGATCTTCGGTCTTAGAAAGCCAAAATTCCAAAGCGATCACAACAGCGCAGTTGAGGACTTTGGTGTAATTAGACTTGATGTTGCTTACGCATAATCCAGTCTTAGTTGAAGTGAGGGCCATCTTTGGGTGGCTCTCCTTCATTTTTTAATTTAGGAGAAATAATGAAAATAGTCGCAAATGAAGATATGTATGTATCTACTACATGGGGTTCCTCTATACGTTTGTATGCAGGTGAACCAAAAGAAGTTGGTGATGACATAGGATATGTTGCTATCCAACAAGGTGCTAGAGAGGTTAAAGAGGGGGAAGACATAAAAGACCCTAGTATTTTAGCTTCGGAAATAGGGGTTATTGATGCGGAAGAAATTCAAGACGCAGTAGTTCTTGAAGATGTAGAAATAATTGAAGGAGTAGAAGAAATTGTTTTTGGAGAAGAAGACAAAGAACAAAAATTAGAAGATGCTATGAAGCAGATAATGGAAAATGGTGACCCAAAAGACTTTACAAGTGATGGGATGCCAAAACAGTCTGCTATAAAAGCAATCTTTGGTGACCAAGTTAGTTCTGAAGAAAGAGAAGAGGCTTGGGCAAAAGTAATATTAGAAGAGGAAGATAGCGAAGAAGAGTAATGGCATCAGTAACAACAGGAGCAAATTTATTATCAAGAGTAGAATCCATACTACAGGACACTGCGAATGTGAGGTGGACTGAGGCTGAGTTATTAAACTACATTAATGATGGTCAGCGAGAAATAGTAAATTTAAAACCTGACGCCACTGCTCTTCATGCTAATGTGCAGTTGGTTACTGGTACTAAACAAGCTATCCCTACTGATGGGCTTCGTCTTCTTAATGTAGTAAGAAATATGTCTGATGCTTCTGGTGGTGCTACAGGTGGTAAAGCTATTAGACTTGTCGCTAGAGATATTTTAGATACTCAAGAACCTAGTTGGCATGACCCTACTGTAACAGGAGATGCAACCCATGGGACTACCCCAAAACATTTTATGTTTGATGAAAATGACCCTTTAAATTATTACGTTTATCCTGGAGTAGCAGGTAATGCATATGCAGAAATAATTTATTCACAAAGGCCTACAGATTTAGCTAATACTTCTGCAACTATAGCTATTCCAGATAATTATTCTAATGCGTTAATAGACTATTGTTGTTTTAGAGCATTTATGAAAGATGCTGAGTTTGCTGGAAATCAACAAAGAGCGGGTGCTCATTATCAAACTTTTACAGTTAGTGTACAAGGTAAAACTCAGATAGACGCTTTAATTAAACCAGATTTACAGGTGATAAGTAATGGCTAGTTTTGAATCATTTATGAAAGACGTATTACCTTATGTACCTGGGTGCCCAGATACAGTTGTAGAAAATGCGTTAAGGTCTTC